CGCTGCGGCGCCCGTATCGCTGAAGAAGTTACCTGTCAGCTCCCGAATGAGATTTAGAAAGTCAATGCGCTCATCAGCGGTGATGATGCCATCGGCCATGATGGCTTCGATCTTGCCGGCAATCGCGCTACCCGGCCATTTGGAGGCCGTCTCGCGGTTTTCCGCGAGCCATGTGCGTAGGTAAGCAATTTCCTTGTCATGGATGTTTTCGTCGGCACAGATACCGCTGCATATGCCGAGTAGCGTTTGCATGGCCCTGGTGTCTGTGCGTTGCTGCAGTGCCTTTCTAGCGGAGATGGATAATAGCGGAAAATCTAAAACGCCTCCCATGATGGCCCCTTAGTCAAATTTAAACTGCGTCTGAATCTGTATATGGATCACGTTGTTTTTATATCGGTGCCGCTCACCAAGCTCAGGACGGGGGTGCGGCGAAATTACATCCTGCGCTTCTTTTTTCCCTGTAGTTCATTGTCTGTCGGGCGCTGCAGAGCTATGGCAGCCGGATTATCGCGGAGGTACCAGGCTTCGGCCTGTGCAACCAGATCGGCGCGGTGCTCATTCGACAGCCCACCGAAGTAGTGCAGCAGCGCTTCTGTTTCCCAATCCATGTCGTAGTCGGCCCTTTGGGGTTGGCCAGTTGGCTCTGTGGTCGTGCCATTGGCGACCCTGAGCCTTTCTGTCGCCTCGATTCTTTCGGGCGGATCGCCCAGCATGATCCATCTGGCACTAAAGCCAGTTTCATCTTGCAGCTTGTAAGCGTAGCGAGGGGCGATCGATTTGATTTGACCGCTGATTAATTGATTCACTACAGACTTGGACATTCCGCACTTGCGGCCGAACTCAACATCTTCTGCAATGGAAAGATGCTTTTTCATGATCGCGATTCGCTGAGGGACGGTGGTGGGCAACATATATTTAGAAATCTAAACTTTTATTGGTTAAGTTTGCTTGACTCTCTAAGGTTTAGAGTTCTATACTCGCCGCATGCTTAAACAAGATGCGATCAAAATTTTCGGGGGCTCGGCGGTAGATCTGGCTAAGGCCGTGGGTCTGACCAAGGGCAGGATTTCGCAGTGGGATGAAGTCCTCACCCAGAAACAAGCAGACCTTGTACGAGGTGCGGCAATGCGGCTCGGAAAGGAAATTCCGGAGCATCTTAGGAACGCTGCATGATCAACCGCAGGGTAGAGCAGTTGGCAGCTCGCGTGGCTCATAACCACGAGGTCGCTGGTTCGAGTCCAGCCCCTGCAACCATTGATGACACCAGAGCCGCATTTTTTAGAACGGCCCTGCAGCAGGGTAATTGGCTGACACTTGCTGAGCATAAGTTTCGAGTCCGACAGAAACGCCTTCGCCAGCTTGCTCGCTGTTTAGTAGCGCTACTCGCGCGAGCTCCATTCCCTCGCGGAAGCCGTGCAGCACTGATTCGAATTGTTCGTCCGAAAGGCCGCGCAAAATGGCGTTGATCATGCATTGCGTGCCGAGCAGCTCGCCCTTCAGGCGGCAGATGTTGAAGATTGCATCGTCTAAGTTTTCCATGAGATGGCCTTCCGTGGTGAGTGGACTGAGTGAGCCCACGAAGCTTAGCACGCCTGGTCATCTCACCATTTCCGCGTCGGCACGGATAAATGCCGAATATGCCGGCGAACCGGAGTTTGTTTTATCTCCTCCCTCGAACCCCGCCACCCATGCCACGGTGGCGGGTATTTTTTTGCCCAGGGAGAGGGCGCGACTGTAGCTGGACTGGATGGCGGCGATCTTGCCGTGATCAACATCGATGGGGTGATGGCAGCCGCTGCAGTGGGGCAGGTAGTCGAAGGGTGACGGATTGATATCGGGAGACACGCGCTCCTGGCGAGTAGTACCGCAGTGCGGGCAGCGATAAACGAAGTGCTGGCCGTCGGCGGATAAAGAACAAGTTTGATTCATGGCGCGGCTCTTGGCTGTGATGTGAGTCAATTAAAACAATAACCAGGAGTGTTGGCATGCGAGAAAAGTCGCAGACGTTAATCGCGAGTGTGCGCGAGGCGGTGAATGCCTGGCGCAAACGTGAAGGGTGGAGCCGGGAGGCGGTCGCCCAGGCGATCGTCGACCATTACGATGAGCACGAGGCTGCGATCGTCACCGGGGTGAAGTTCGATCCGAACACCCGCGATATTTTCGAGCGTGCGAAGGTGAATGCCGACCGCATTTTCCGCTGGCTGGATGACGATACGAAAGACACCAATCTGCTGCCGGCGAATTTGCTGCCTTATATGCTGCATGCGCTGCCGATGGATTTGCGTATTGCGTGTGCCGATGCTTTTCTCCGGGCGGCCGATCTTAGTGTGCGAGTCGTCGACGCGGAAGCCGATGCCAATCTGGCACTGGCGCTGCAGCACATGGCGAAGGAAGGCGGCGAGGCGCTGGCTGCGATGGCTAACCTGCTGGATGGCGCGACACCGGATGAGCTGCAGGCCGCTCAGCAGGAAGTAACCGAGGCGATCGCCGCGGCACAGGAATCGCTCGCGATGGTTGAAGCTAAATTGAAAGCAATGGCTTCCTGATGGCGCGGCTGAATTTCCCATTCGCCGACATCGCCAAGCAAGCGCTACTTAGTGCTGAAATTCTCGTACCCCGCTGGGTTCCTGGCGGAGAGATGCGCGGCCGAGAGTATGTTGTAGAAAATCCAAACCGGGCGGACAAGAAAAAGGGCTCGTTCAGTATCAACCTAGATACAGGGGCCTGGGCGGATTTCGCCATGAATGATAAGGGCGGCGATCTGATATCGTTCTACGCCTTCATCGAGGGCCTGGACCAGAAACCAGCTGCGATCGATGTGGCTGAGCAGATCGGCTACAAGCTGCCTGAGGAATTCACGAAAGACCGTCCCGCCGCCGAGCGCAAAAAGCCGGTCATCGATCCCGAGTCGGTGAAGGACAAAAAGCCGAAAGAGCCTTCGCCCTGGCATCCGATCACCCCTGTCCCTGAGAATGCACCGCCGCCGCATAAGGCGCACGAACGTCGAGGGATTCCCCAGCGAACCTGGTGTTACCGCGATGCCGATGGCAATGTGCTCGGGTATATCTACCGTTTTGCGACCAGCGACGGCGGCAAGGAAACGATCCCGCACACGTATTGCCGCAACGAGAAAACCGGCGCCGAAGAATGGCGCTGGATGCAATGGTCGGAACCGCGGCCGCTTTATGGGCTGGATCGGCTGGCTGAAAAGCCGAACGCCTGGGTGCTGCTGGTTTCCGGCGAGAAATGCGCGGATGCGCCCGTGGAGTTGTTGCCGCATGCGGTTGTGGTGACCTGGCCGGGCGGCGACAAGGCTGTCGACAAAGTGGACTGGGCGCCGCTCGCTGGCCGAAATATTTACGCCTGGGCGGATTGCGATGCGCAGCATGAAAAGCTGACCCATGAAGAAAAGGCCACCGGCGTCGATCCGATGAGCAAGCCGTTATTGCCGGAGCATCTGCAATCCGGCATGAAGGCGATGCTGCAGATCCAGACGAAGCTGGCCGAGCTCGACCCCGCGACCAAATTCAAGCACGTGGATATCCCCGCGCCTGGTGCCAAGCCCGAGGGTTGGGATATTGCCGATGCTATCGAAGAAGGCATGGACGCTGCTGCGCTCTCGGCCTTCATCATGAATACACGTCCGCATCTGCATGCGGTCGATGGTGGCGGCAAGCCTGCAGCGTCAAAACAGCCCGATACCCCAAATTCAGCTACCGCAGAGGAGGGGAAAAATAAGCCCCTCTGGGTGGACTTCCTCCTGCGGAAGAATGGCGACCTGGTGGCGTGCCTGGCCAATGTCTACGACATCCTGGGCAACGATGAGAAATGGAAGGGCGTGCTGGCTTTTGATGAGTTCGGCCAGCGTGTCGTGAAGCTGAAAAAGCCGCCTTACTTCGAGAAGAATGGCGCCCTGGGCGAGTGGGATGCACAGGACGACGCGCGCACCGCAATGTGGATTACCAGGGCTTACCGGCTGAATATTTCGCCGACGCTGGCGGCCGAGGCCGTCGAGAATCTGGCGCGGAACAATACCATCAACCCGCCGCGTGACTGGCTGAAGAGCCTCAAGTGGGATGGCGTGAAGCGCGTGGATAACTGGATGCTGGACTTTATGGGCGTCAAGCATACCGAGTACACCAGGCGCGTTGCGCGCTGGTTCATGATGGGCATGGTCAGGCGAGTGTTTGAGCCAGGATGTCAGTTCGATTACTGCCTGGTGCTCGAAGGTCCGCAGGGTCGTAAGAAATCCTCAGCGTTCGCTGTCCTGGGCGGTGATTGGTTCGGTGATACCGACCTCGATCTGCATAACAAGGATTCGATGAGCGCCTTGCGCGGCAAGATGCTTTATGAGTTTTCCGAAATGGGTTCGGTGGCCAAGGCCGAGGCAACCCGCCAGAAGTCCTTCCTTACCCGTCGTGTTGATGAATACCGCCCAGTGTATGGCCGGCGGGAAATTCGCGTGCCGCGTAGCGTCGTTTTTTGCGGCACCACCAACGAGTGGGAATGGAATAAAGACCCGACAGGAGGCCGGCGCTTCTGGCCGGTGGAGGTGACGCAGCAGATCGATGTCGACGGATTGAAGGCAGTCCGCGAGCAGCTCTTTGCCGAGGCCGTGGTGATGGTGCAGGAAGGGTTGCGCTGTTATCCGACGCTGGACGAGCAGGAGAAGCTCTTCGACCCCGAGCAACTGCGGCGGATCGTTCAGGAGTCGTATGTCGATGCCCTGCATGATCAGATCGTGATTCAGCAGGCGGAATTTTCGCTGTTCCATGCCGCAACCGAGTGGCTGAAGATCGATGCCTCGAAGCTGAGCCGGGATGTGCAAACCCGGATCGGCAACGCCTTGCGGCAGCTTGGCTGTACGAAGTTTGAAAAGCGTACTCACGTCAATCGCTCCTGGTACAAGCCCCCCTCTAGAAATGGGGCAACGTCGACGGAGCGAGGTGAGCCGCAACAACCAGGAGGCGATGACGATGATCCATTGTTCTAGCCTCACGGTGTGGAAGGTGCGGAACAGGTATGGAGGCCTGAAAGCCGCGCCGTTATTGGAGGTTCCATACCTTCCATACCTTCCACACCTAACCATCCCGCGTATGCACACACACAGGAGCAGGCGTGCCTGCGCACGCGCGCGTTCGCGTATATGCCTGTCTTTTTTGGTATGGAAGGTCTGGAAGGTATGGAAAACCCGCGTCAATAAAGGCTTGCAGCCTTCCATACCTTTCAATTTCGGTCTGGAAGGTATGGAAACATGACATCACACCACGAGGAATTTGAGCTGCAGGAAGCGCCCAAGGCGACGGCGGATGAGACCAGGGCGGCATTTCCCGCCGTCGCTGCGATTGTCGATGAGTTCAAGGCGGTTTTCGGGGATGGCGTCAGGGTGCTCGCCCTGGAGGAAAGCGGAAAACGACATGAGACCAAGCAATACAAGCCGGAGTCGGAATATGGCGGCAGCTTGGGACTAACGGATTTTATTCGGCTGGGCGAGATCAGCCGGGAGAACACAGCAATGCTGGAAAAGAGGGGGACGGACCGTGGAAAAAAGTAATGCATTGCCAGCGCGGTTCTATCGCGATCCGGCTGATGTTGTTGAGCTTAACCAGCTAAATGAGCTGGGCTGTAAAGCGTGTCGGCATGCGACGCTGATCTGGGGGTGGACGCGGTGCGATGACCCGCGCAACGAGATTCAAAAAGGGGTGCCGCATATCGGGCATCGCTGCAAATACTACGAAGAAAGGGCGTAAATGCTGACCTATATCAATTCCAGGTTAAACCAGTGGGCGGAGTGGTGCCGCCGCAGAGAGGATGGCGGGCTGGGCTATCCTCGCGAATGTTCCTATGCAAGGCTGCAAGCGCGCAGCAGCAACACTGGTTACATCCCCATCGATGACGGCGAGGCCTGGGAGATCGAACGGGCTGTGCAGCACCTGCGGCTTGTGTTCCCGGAGCTGCACCAGGTGGTGACGCTGTATTATCGCCGCACCATGACGGGTGATCAGATGGCGCGAGAGTGCAATTGTCACCGAGATACGGTCTACCATCGGCTGCATATGGCTCACGTCGAGATCATGAACTGGATCCACGATGAATGCGCACGCGAGCATGACGTAAAAAAATCTGTTGACACCGTTCCGACAGTTGCTGTATAAATCTGCCAAACTGTTTATTAGTCCGTCCAGAACCCGCTCAGCGAAAGCTCGGCGGGTTTTTTATTTCCTATGCCAACCGCCGCCCCTCGCCCATGTAAGCAACCCGGGTGCCGGGCTTTAACCACGTCCGGTGCATATTGCGAGTCGCATGCGAAGGCACGACGCAAAGAGGCGGACACCAGGCGCGGATCGTCAACCGCTCGCGGTTACGGATACAAGTGGCAGCAGGCGAGCAAAGGATTTCTCCGCGAGCATCCGCTGTGCCAGTGTCCGGACTGCATGGAAGGTGTGAAGCAAATCAAAGTAGCTGTCGTCGTCGACCACAAGATTCCGCACAGAGGTGACATGAATCTCTTTTGGGATCGCAGCAACTGGCAATCCATGGCGAAAACTTGCCATGACAAGAAGACCGCGACCGAAGATGGCGGCTTTCGCGGTGCTGACCAGGGGGGTGGTCAAAAGTCTGGAGATATCGTCTTCTAGACCGTATGCCCAGTCAAATTTTTTCGTGCGGGAATTACAGGGGAGGGGGGGTATCCCTGACCTGGTACAGACGTCTGCACATCGAATACTTCCCGAGCCGAATGGGCAATCCCGGGACGTGTCATGCAAGCGCCGACCAGAGCAATCTTGTCGGCGCTTTGCATTTTCACCCTGGCGCCCTATGTCATTACGATGCACTAACAATCCCCGGCCGGGGAAAGGACGATCATGAAGCCCGGACCAAAGCCGAAACCGAGCAACATCCATTACTTGACGGGCAACCCTAGCAAGAAGCCGCTCCACCAGTTGATGGATTCGCTGCAGCCGGAGATCGAGATCCCGGGGTGTCCTCCGCATTTGATGCCGGAGGCGAAGAAAGAATTCAAGCGGATTACGCCCGAGCTGGTCCGTTACGGCCTGATCTCGAAGCTCGACCGTGCTGCGCTCTGCCTTTATCTGCAGAGCTGGGCCGAGCTGGTCTATGCCGAAAAGATGCTGCAGCGCAACATGAACAGCGCCGCGCAAAAAATGAAAGAGGCGGAAGCCCGTGGGGAAGAGTACAAGGGCGGCGACGGCATGACCGAAATTACCAGCAACGGCAACGTGATCTATTCGCCGTACTGGATCATCGCCAACAAGTGCCGCCACAACGTGGACAAATTCCTGCAGAACTTTGGCATGTCGCCCAGCGCCCGCAGCCGGGTTACGCCCAGCAATCACTTGCAGGCCTCGCTCTTCGGTGAGGATGGTGACGGAGAAAGCAAGGGCGGGTTCGGCAGCATATGATCATGGATTTCGCAGCGCGTGCCACGCAGTATGCGCACGACGTTGTCGAGGGTAGGCAGATCGCGTGCAAGTGGGTGCGCCTTGCCTGCCAGCGCCACCTGAATGATCTGGCTCATGCCGAGGCAGGTTGGATTTATGAATTCAATCCCGAGCTGATCGACATCAAGGGCAAGGCATACCGGCCGGCAAATCGCATCTGTTTATTCGCCGAAAAGCTGCCGCACATCAAGGGCGACTGGGCCGCGCGCGGCGAGCTGATCAAGCTGGAAGATTGGGAAGTTTTTATCCTAGCTTCGGCATTCGGGTGGATTAACAAGATCACCGGCAAGCGGCGTTTTCGCCAGCTGGATATTTTCATTCCGCGCAAGAACGCCAAGTCCACACTGGCGGCGGTCATCGGCCTCTTCATGCTGTCGGCCGATGGCGAGTTCGGCGCGGAGGTATACAGCGGCGCTACGTCGAAAGACCAGGCGTTCGAAGTTTTCCGCCCGGCACGCTTGATGGCCGTGGCCACGCCGGAATATCGCAGCTACTACGGCGTCATCCCGAACAAGAGCAACCTGGCAGTCGCTGACACTAACAGCAAGTTCGAGCCGGTGATCGGCAAGCCCGGTGACGGCGCATCACCCTCGTGCTGGATCGTGGACGAATACCACGAACACACGTCGGATGAAATGTATGAAACCGGCGCCACCGGCATGGGCGCCCGATCGCAACCGCTGCTTCTGGTGATTACCACCGCCGGCAGCAACATCGGCGGACCGTGCTACCAGCATCAGGTGACGCTGCAGAAGATCCTCGAAGGCGTGATCGAAAACGATCAGCGCTTCGGCATCATCTACACCATCGATGCCGACGATGATTGGACCAGCGAAGAGGCGCTGCGCAAGGCAAACCCGAACTTCGATATTTCGGTCAGCGGCGAGTTCCTGCTGAACGCGCTGAAAGAAGCGTTGCTGGATCCGCGCAAGCAGAGCACGTTCAAGACCAAGCATCTGAATATCTGGGTCGCCTCGGCATCGCCATGGGTCAATCTGGAGAACCTACAGAAGTGCGGTGATCCGGATTTGAACATTGCCGACTTCGAAGGCGAAACCTGCACCATAGGAAAGGACTTGGCCAGCAAGGTCGATATCGCCAGTTCAATACGTGAATTCGTTCGCGTGATCGACGGCGAGAAACACTACTACGTATTCAGCCGTAACTACCTGCCGGAATCAGCGGTGCAAAAGCCAGAAAACGCACACTATCGCGGGTGGGTTGCGCAGGGGCATTTGATTGAAACGCCCGGGAACATGATCAACCTCCGGCAAATCGAGGAAGACACGCTCGAGGATGCCGAGCGATTCGTCATCAACGAGATCGCCCTGGATGCCTGGGGTGCTCGTGAAATGGCACCGAACCTGATAGAGGCCGGATACAGTGTCATCGATGTGCCGATGAACGTGAAATATCTAAGCGAGCCGATGAAAGACATCGCCGCCCTGATCGATGCCGGACGATTCCATCACGACGGCAATCCCGCCTTCGTCTGGATGATGAGCAACGTCGAAGTCGCGCCGGACCGCAATGACAACATATTCCCGCGCAAGAGCAGCCAGGAAAAGAAGATCGATGCGGCTGTGGCGCTGATCGTCGGCCATAACCGCGCCATGCTTGGCACTGAAGCTGAAGACGAAACTCCGGAGATCATTGCCCTGTGAACAACCAACCCAGCATCAACCAGGAAATGCTTGCCTTCAAGGGCAGCAGGATCCTGACAGAGTGGAAGGCGGAGCGCGAATCCATTCGGGCCCTCGGTGAAAACGGTACCGAAATCGGGCTGACGCCGGAGCAGTTATATGAGCGCCTGGTCGGTGCCGGCGGTAATAGTTTCTCCGGACAAGTGGTAAGTGAAGAGACGGCAATGCGCGTCTCAACCGTGTACGGCTGCATCTCGCTTGTCGCCGGCGTTATTGCCAGCTTGCCTGTCAAGATTTATGAGCGGCACGGATCGAACCGGGTAGAGGTGCAGGATCACGATTACTGGTGGTTGCTGAATGAGTCGGCCAGTCAGGACATGACGGCCGCAACAGCGACAACCTGGATGATCAGTTCAATGGGTTTCCAGGGTGACGGTTTCTGGGAGATCCAGCGCCCCTCGATTTACAGCAACAAGGTCACAGGGTTCAAGCCGCATCATCCTTTGCGTGTTGATCCTTTTCGCGATCCGTCAACAAAACGAATTTTTTATCGCATTACGCCGGCCGATGGCGGCGCGCAATATGTGCTCGATTCCGCTGACATCATCCACGTGCCGACCCTTGGGTTCAATGGATTGCGTAGCGTGTCGCCGATCAGCTGGTCGGCGAGACAGAATATCGGCATCGCACTGGCGGCCGAGGAGTTCAGTGCCAAGTTTTTCAAAAATGGCGCTACCTCCCAAATTGCGCTGAAGACCGACAAGAAGCTGGATAAGGATCAGATTGATTTATTGCGGGCAAGCTACCTGGCAAAGCAGGCAGGTGGTGCAAATTACCACATGCCCATCGTGCTCACGAACGGCCTGACTGTTGAAACGCTTTCGATCAATCCCGAGGATGCGGCGCTGATTGCTACCCGGCAGTTTACGGTTGAAGAAATCTGCCGGGTGTTGTGGCGCACGCCGCCGTTGCTTGTCGGCCATACCGTCAATACCACGATGTGGGGAACTGGCGTCGAGCAACTCTCCCTAGGATTCGTGAAGTACACATTGCGGCCGGTGCTGGTTTCCATGCAGCAGGAACTTAACCGCAAGCTCTGGCCGATCGATAAGCGTTATTTCGTTCGGTACGATACCAGCGAAATCGAGCGTGGCGATCTCAAGTCGCAGTTCGAAGCATTGCGCGTCGCTCTTGGCCGGGCAGGTGAGCGGCCATGGTTCAGCCAGAACGATGTCCGGCGCAAGCTCGGCGAATCGCCGATCGAAGGCGGCGATATCTACGAACCCGTCGGCAAGCCAACAGAATCCTCCTCATCCGGAACGGAGAAACCATGAGTCGCTTACTAAAGCTCTTCGCATTGAATCGTGTTTGCGCCCAGCGCAAGTTCGAAATCCAGGCCGCAGCAGATGAGGCAACCATCTATTTGTACGACACCATCGTTTCCGACGATACCACGGCAGATTGGTGGGGTGGTGTTTCTCCGAACCAGTTCGTGATGGCGCTCAATCAGATCACGGCCCCGGTCATTCACCTGCGCATCAACAGCCCGGGCGGTGATGTCTTTGCTGCACGGGTCATGGAACTGGCGATTCGGCAGCATGTGTCGAAGGTGATTGCGCACGTCGATGGGTACGCTGCCAGCGCCGCGAGCGGATTGGCGCTCGCGTGTGATGAGGTCGAAATCGCCAAGGGCGGCTTCTTCATGATTCACAAAGCCTGGTCGATGTGCTGGGGCAACTCGGACGATATGCTGAAGCTGGCGGATCTGCTCGACAAGGTTGACGAATCCCTGGTCGAAAACTACGTCGACGAAACCGGACAAGAACCGGACCAGGTGCGCGAATGGATGAAGGCAGAGACCTGGTTCAATGCTGAGGAGTCTCTCAAGTTCGGTTTCGCTGATCGCATGGCGGAAACCGAAGCCAAGGCTACCTGGGATATGTCTGTCTACGACAAGGCCCCGAAAATCACGCCGACGGAAGAAACTCCGCCGCCCGCCAATGATGAACAGTTCCTGAATGAAGATCATCGCGTCCGCCAGCAGCAGCGCATGAATGTGCTGGCGCGCACCAGTATCGGGTAGCGCCCTCGCGCACCGATTTTCGGCCCGCATTTTGCGGGTTTTTTTTCGTCCACAGAAAGGAAGAAACCATGAGCAAACTCGCTCAACTGCGCGAGCGCCGCAATGCCAGAGCCCAAGAGGCTAATGCGCTTAACAGCAAGTACCCGGCCGATCAGCGCATGCCCGCTGCAGATGGCGAAAAGCTGGACGCCATCCTGGCTGAAATCGAAGCCATCGACGGCGAAATCGAGCGTGAAGTTCGCATTGCCAGTATGCTGAAGCCGGACGGCACGGCAGATGAGGATGCAATCCGCAACGCGGCCACGCGCAATCCCGCCGAGCACAGCGCCGAAACCATCGCGTTGCGAGCCTACCTGTCCGGAGGCATGGGCGCTCTCACCCAGGAACAGCACCAGCTCATGCGTGCCCGCGTAAACAGCGATATTGCGGCCGCAATGGCATTGCCGCGCGGTGCCATGTCCACAACTACGCCTGGCGAAGGTGGCTATACCACGGCGCCGGAATATTATCGCAGCCTGGAGGAGGCGATGAAGTTGTACGGCGGCATGCGTGCGGCAGCGACCACTATTCGCACTTCCACCGGAACGCAGATGAACTTTCCGACTGCAGATGCCACGGCTGAAGAAGGTGAAATCATCGGTCAGAATGCTGCGCAGAACGCGGGCGATACCACTTTCGGCAACGCAACCCTCGATGTATTCAAGTACAGTTCCAAGAAAATCGCGCTCCCGTTCGAACTGCTGCAGGATACCTTCCTGGATCTTGAAACTTACATCAACAACTTGCTGGCGATTCGCCTGGGCCGAATCCAGAACAAGCACTTCTCGATCGGTACTAACGTTGGTCAGCCGAATGGCATCGCGACTGCCGCCGGCGCGGGTAAGGTGGGCACCACCGGGCAAACCCTGACCGTCACCTATGATGACCTGGTTGATCTGGAACACTCGGTAGACCCGGCTTATCGCAGTGCACCTGGCGTCGGTTTCATGATGCACGATTCCAGCCTGAAGGTCGTGCGCAAGATCAAGGATTCGCAAGGCCGTCCGATCTTTGTCCCAGGCTACGAGCAAGGCAATCCTGGCGGCGCTCCGGATCGCCTGCTCAACCGTCCGATCCAGATCAACCAGAGCATCCCGGTCATGGCCGCTAACGCCAAATCTATCCTGTTCGGCGACTACAAGAAATACGTTATCCGCGACGTGATGGATCTGACGTTGTTCCGCATGACGGACAGCGCCTTCACCCTGCTGGGTCAGGTTGGCTTCGTGGCTTTCATGCGCTCCGGCGGTAACTTCATCGACGCCGGCGGCGCCGTGAAGTACTACCAGAACTCCGCAACCTAACCAAACATAGAGATAAGCGGCCTGAGAAATCAGGCTGCAGTTTCTCGAATCATTGGAGAACAACATGGCAAAGAAAACTGCAACACCTGTGAGGGCGCGAGTTCTTTCTGCGACCGTCGCTTTCGGCTTGACCCTGAAACCGGACGATGTGGTATCGGGAACTCAAAAACAAATCGATTACCTGGCGAATGGCTCGGTGGTAGATAAACACGCTGAGGCCGTGAAGTATGCGCTCAGGGAAAACGCCGGCAAGGTCACCAGT